GATAATGGAGAAAGATCTAAACGAGAACACAGAGTTTAGAATAAAATGGCCACGGGGTCAACTTGGATCACTTCCTGCGGATTCTGAGCAATTCATGATGATCGAAGATCTTTATAAGACTACAGATAAGTTGAATAAACACATTGAGTCAATGGCATTAAACAAAGTTAATATTGAGTTTTTACGAAAACAAATGGATAAAGTATTAATAGATATTGAAAAATTAAAAGATGCAAACAGAGAAATGAAATATACAAATGGTAATGGTCAATGATAGAGTCTGTAGTAGGATTATTAATGTTTATAAATGGAGAAATTAAAGAGCATAGAATACAAGATTCTATGGCATCATGTCTTCGTGCAAAACGTGTAGCAGAACGTCAATATTCAGAATCAGTATCTTATAAATGCTGGCAAGGTAAAGCAGAAACAGAGATTTATTTAGGTGAAAAGAGTATTAAAAAGATTATCTTATCTGAATAATTTTGCAAAAATGTTAAGAGATGCAAGATTTAGGCAACACAGATTAAATAGTAAAAAAATATACAATAGAAAAAAATATAATATAAAAAAAATTGAGGATTAAATATGTATTTAAATGCTAATATTCCAGTTATAGAATGTTATGTAAGAGGTAATTATCTAAGAGATCAAAAAGATTCTCATGATAAATACTTTGAGTGTGTAGTATTTGGATTTACTTCTATACCAAAACAAGTTCCTTTATTTCATTACATGATGACAGATGGTGGTATCTGGTGGAGAGCACCTATATCTGCATTTTGCAAAAAACCTGGAGTAAAAGAATTACCATTAAACGAGTTAATGTTATGGGATTCATTTAGTTATAACGTAAGTGTAACTAGATTTTATCAACTGCAAGGTTGTAAAATGTTATATACATCTCGTAGAAAAAAACAAAGAGAAGGTACATATCTATTTACAATTGATTGGTGTGCAGGTGATTATAATGAATTAGACTTTGGATATGCTGAAAAACCAGATCAACATAAGTGTGGTCATGTAATAGAATTAGACGATGGTAACTATGCAATTCAACCCAACAATAGACTAAGGATATTTGATCCTTCTATGGCTGCTGACCCTAGCAAACCTCTTATCCATAGATTAGTTAATACTAGAATATGGTCTGTCGAAGATACTTCTAAGTGGATTACTGATGAAGATCAAGAAGGAAGTTATGACTATGAATATAAGGAGATGAAAGATGGCGAAGAAGAAAAGCACAGTAAATAAAGCAGGCAACTATACAAAACCTGGTATGAGAAAACGTATGTTTAACTCTATCATGGCTGGATCAAAGGGCGGAAAGCCTGGACAATGGTCAGCAAGAAAAGCGCAAATGCTAGCGAAAAGATACAAGGCAGCTGGTGGTGGTTACAAGTAATGATAACTTTTATAAAAAAAATTTTAGGTATAGATAACTTAGAATACAAAATTAGATTACTTGAAAGAAAAAACTACTGGAGAGAAAAGTATAATGGTAGCAAAAGTATCAACAATTAAAGATAAAATAAAAAAAGGTAAAAAACTAGGATTTAGTGAACGTGCTCGTGCAGTAAATAAAGGTTTATTACCAAGTAAAACAAAGAAAAAACATGGTAAAAAAAATAAAAAAAGTAGCTAAAGCTCTAAAGAAAGCATCTGCTTTACATAAGAAGCAGAGTAAAGTTATAGAAAAACATATTAAAGAAATGAAATCTTATGGCAAAAAAAAGAGATCCTAAAGTAGGAACAGGTAAAAAACCTAAAGGATCAGGTAGGAGACTTTATACAGATGAGAATCCTAAAGATACTGTTGGTATTAAGTTTGCGACTCCTGCTGATGCTCGTAAGACTGTTGCAAAAGTTAAGAAGATATCTAAACCGTTTGCAAGGAAAATACAAATATTAACTGTAGGCGAACAAAGAGCTAAAGTTATGGGTAAAACACAGGTGGCATCTATATTTAAAAAAGGCAAAGAATCTATAAGAAAAGGGAGAAAAACATAATGGCACTTGCAAAAAGTCAAAGGAGTTTAAAAGCATGGGGCAAGCAAAAATGGAGAACGAAGTCTGGGAAGAAGTCTTCGGAGACTGGGGAAAGATATTTACCAGAGAAGGCTATCAAAGCTCTATCGTCTGCGGAGTATGCGGCAACGACAAGAGCAAAGCGAAGAGGAACAAAAAAGGGCAAACAGTTTGTGAAGCAACCGAAAGGGATTGCAAAAAAAACAGCTAAATACAGGAGGTACAGCTAATGCCAGGACATTACGGTAAAATGATGAAAAAGAAAAAAATGAAAAAAGGTAAAAAAGTAACAGGTAATAGAAAAAAACTAGACATGGACAAAGATGGTAAACTTACTAAAAAAGACTTTGCTATGTTAAGAGCTAAAAAAGGTAAAAAATAATGCCAGGAAAAGGACTATATGCCAATATCCATGCTAAGAGAAAGCGTGGTGGTAAAATGAGAAAGAAAGGTGCTAAAGGTGCACCAACTGCAGCACAATTTAGAAGAGCTGCTATGACAGTTAAGAAAAAATAATGGTTGCAAAAAAATATCAAAACCCCTCTGGAGGATTAAATGAAGCAGGTCGTAGGTATTTCAAAAGAACTACAGGTGCTAATCTAAAAAGACCTAGTAAAAAAGTTGGTAATAAAAGAAGAGCTAGCTTTTGTGCAAGGATGAAAGGCATGAAGAAAAAACTTACATCTGCTAAAACTGCTAATGATCCAAATTCAAGAATTAATAAAGCACTTCGTGCTTGGAATTGCTAGTTTAATTATATGTAGTATTGCTATGGCTGAAATAAAAAACACAAAAGACTTTATAAAAGCAATAGAAGAAGTAAGACAAGAGTATCCAGAAGATTCTATTGAAAGAAAAATACCAACAGGATTTATTGCTACAGTAGCAGCTGCAGAAACAGGAAACTTTGAGTTTAAAGGTGCTCCAACTGCAAAGAAAGGTAATAATTACTTTGGTATGAAACCTATAGGAGATCAAAGTTCTATAACCACTACTGGTGGGGTAAATATAGCTAGTTTTCCTGATAGTAAAGCAAGTATAAGATCTTTTTTATCTTTAATTTCTACAGATGACAGATATAAAAATGTTATAGAATCTACAGAAAAAATAGAAGATATGTTTAAGGGTATGAGTCCTTATGCAGAAAGAACAGATTATCCTAGTTTTTTATCAAATGTATATAATGATAGAATTAAACCAATAATAGAAACAGAAAATATGTTAATTCCTAAAAGAAAACCATTAACAAATCAAATGGAATTTTTAAATAACATGTTTAAACCACAGTTTTAATTAACACTATAAAATAAAAAGGGGAGCCATAAAGACTCCCCCCAGGCAACACAAGACATCTTGAGTATTTACTCAGGATGTCTTTTTTTTTGGCCGACCAAAACTTTAAATTTTTTGTATGATTTGTTTAACATCATCTTGTAACTTTTTACCTACTGAATTAGCATGATTAATTATAGCCGCACATAGATTTGCTTGGTATGGAAAACCTTTTAATGCATCTCGTATTTTACCTACAGGTTTACCACCATAATCAATAACAATAGCGTTATTTTTATTTAAGCCTATCTTTAATTCAAATAATATACCAGTGTACTTATCTAAATTATTTTTTTCCATTATCTTTCTCCCCAGCTTTAGGCTCAAAAGGTGTTAATGCTGCTAAACTATTCATGATAGTTATAACTTCTCCATATGGTCTACTCATTAAATATCTCATAATATCTTTTAATTTTTCAGAATCAATAAGATATTGTTTTGGTTGTATTTGTTTGTCCATCTATCCTCCTATTAAAATGGTATATCATCATCATCTGGATAATATTTATCTATTACTTTTATTTTATCACATGCACATGTTATTGCTTCTAATTGTTTATCTATTTCGTGTACAAACTGTGGGTGCTCACCTATACCAGCAGCTCTATTCATGTACACTTCTATTGTAGCTTTTGCTACACTTACATCTGCTTCATACTTTTTTCTTAAAGCATCTACAAACATGTCTCTCATTACTCTGCTCCTTTAAATTGGTAGTATTTAGTTTCTACTAGTTCCTCACTGTCAAAGTAAGGATTAGTTTTTGCTGCCTGCGATTCTCTGGCATCTCGTATAGTTTGATTTAGCGTTCTACCTTCACGCAAACAACCTGCTACAAAATCTTCTAATTCCATTATTGCCTGTTTAACTTGTCCCATTATCTTCTTCTGCCTCTTTTAATTGTCTATTTAATTTATTTATTTTATTTGATATTTCTATGGCCATTTCATATAACATATTTATCTTACCAAGTAAAGCCATTTTTTCTCCGTGTGTCATTTAACCTCCTTAACTAGTCTATTTAAATACCACTGTGCTTTTTGTAAATCTTCTAATGGCTCACCTTTAAACTTATACCTCGAAACATATTTAAGTATGTTGCCTTTTAGATACCCATGAAACTCATCATTAGTCATACAATCACATATAACATCTATAGTTTCTTTTTTACCATGTAAATAATGTGCAGGTCTATCTACATTATTATAATAAACAGTTTTTTCTTGCATCACTTCATTTTCATATGTTTTATCTTCTGAGTCCATATTCTCTCCTTACAGTTTTAATATTAAGTAATTCCATATTATAATTACCATCTTTAACTTCACGTTTAATTATTAAACCACTCCACCATAAATGCTGAGTATCTCTAGCAAAATGCTCTGAGTGATTTAAATAACATCCAGCAGATAATGCATGTAACTTTTTACCGTTTGGTAAAGTAGATATAGCATAATCTAATAAATGACTATGTCCTACTGTAGCAGAAACTTTGTGTTTTGTCAAGATAGTTCTTGCAATATTTTCACCAGATATTGCACTACCCATAATACCAGAAGGTAAGTGGTGGCAGTAATGCACACCATCTATTACCTTAATTTTTTTATATGGTATTTCTTGCCAACCATATTGTTTAAATTTAAGATCACTAATTTTAAGTGTTCCATCTAGCTCTGGATTATCATCTACAAATCTATCAATCCTATCTTCATGATTACCATGAAGCATAATCTTTCTAGCCTTATGTTTACCTAAACCTTTATTAAATAAAGCTAGTGCATTATGAGAATGCTCCATATCTTTTTGATATCTCCTACCTTCAAATGATTTTTTTGCTCGATCATATGATGATAGAGAATCCATACTACAAAAGTCACCCATACATATTATATGTGAAACTTTATAATCTGCTGCTAATCTACCTGCCCACAGAAATCTTTCATTGCTTGCTTTAGGTGTACAATGAGGGTCACCTATAACTAAGTGCGTTGCCATTAGTTTAACTCCTTATCTCGTTTCATTTTTAAGTACTCAAGAAAATCAATAACATTAGACTCATCATCAAATTCTGCCACAGAACTTATTGTTAAATCTTTGCCACTTTTCTTTTTATCTTCAGCATAACCACGGAGTCCCCATAGAAACGTTGAATGGGGGTCAGAAGTTGCCATCTTTATCATGCCTCTAGCTATAGTAGAACATAATTCATATTCTTCTGTAGTCATTTTAGATTTACTATCCATAATTATACCACAGTGAAAACCTTTTTGCCAAGGACTTACTATTACCTTAACAGAATTTACATAACTCATTTTAGTTTTTTTCATTAGTGCCAATACCTATCATAATTTTCTTTATTATATTCTATTACTTTATATTCGTAATTTCTTTTTTTACTTTTTTTAGCAAACTCTTGTGCCTCTTCTTCTTTACTGAATATTATGTTTGTAAACATTCTATAGTCCTTATCCTTTTTTTGTTTATATATTACAAAGTATAACATAGTTAGAGTCGGTGAAGAATAGACCCCTCAAACTACTCTCCACCAGCCTCCATAGTCTCATCCTTTTTAGGATTTTTGACTTCAGTGTACCAAACCCATTTAGGGTTCTTACCTTTAGATTGCTGTTGTGGTAACAACTGCAACTTATCTCTTCCCCAACAAGGAAGTTTGTATGGGCAATATGAACATACAAAGCCCAAAACTCTATTACCAGTAGGTTTACTTCTAAATGTTTCTGCCATATCATCATAGCATCTTTTAAACTCTACTTTATTATCAATAGCTTTAATATTATTTTCAGCAGTTTTAATTGCATTACGTTTATGTTCTTCTACAGATGCAGGAGTTTCGCACACAGTCCATTCACCAGTAGATTTATTAATAGCTATCCAGCCACCAAACTTTTTATTCTGACTTTCTCCATATAAAAAACCTTGTGACGCATAGCCAAAGGAATCATCACGAATAACTTCGTTAAATCCACCTGCCTCTCCAAACTTTTTTTCAAAAGAATATGGTGATGCACTTTTAATATCCCAAATTTTTTCATCAATCTCAACATCTTGTCTACCTTCAATTTTGTATTTATCAAATTTATACTCAACTTTTTTTTGTTCATTCTTAATATTTACTCCTGCTGATTTCATTATAAATAATGCTAATGCCTCTATCAAATCACCAAATGTATTTCTCATTCTTACATTATATGGTTGGCCTTCACCTTTTATACCTTTAGCTTCCATTTGCAATTGGCATAATGGCCTGCCAACATTAGACATTCTTAGCTCAAACTTATCTCTTCTTTCTTCTTCAAACTGTTTTAGTAAGGCGTTTTTACACGCCTCACCAAACTCCTGCACTAACCGTTTGTCTAGTTTCACAGGACCTTTAGACACCGAGTCTAGATACTGCTGTACTTTTAATAATATACTATTCATTATTTAGACAGCACTTGTTCTGGGAGTTCTTCATCCACATCTTCAACGATCTGGGCACCTACCTTATCAGAACCATTTGCTCGTTTTGTCTTCGCACTGTTATACGATTCTACAACCTCTGTATTTTCAGTGTCAATAGATTCTTGAAACACTTTTAATGTTTCCATATCAGTATCAGATAATTGTAAATTAGTATCTGCATTTACTCCTATCTCTGGTATGTAAAAAACATTACCACCTTTTTTTTGTCTTTTAGTATCAAGAGAAAAAGTACAATTAAACATAAGTTTCTTTCTCTTCTTTAATTGATCTAAAGCAGCACTCACAGGTGAGAAAGCTGTGCCAGTTACTCTATATAGAACAGGTAAATTTTCTACACTATGTGCATTACCTTGTGCAGTTTTACCATCTTTAAAAGATAATAAACCATAGACAAGTTTGTAACATCGTATAGTTCTTTGCCTTTCTAGCTCCTCTGGAGTAAGAGTTGACCTTTCTTTAAAAGGTATCTTACCACATCTTGTTCCACCTAATATATCAATAGCCTCTTCTTTCCAGCTTTTGAATATAATAGATCTATTTATGTACTCACCTTTCTCTGCATCGTAGTGCATGTATTGCATAGCACTTATAAATGGTCTTAATGTAACTGGTTTACCAAAAACATTTTGACCTATGTTAGAGTCGTAAGTATAGAAGTGACCAACTGGTAATTGATTACCATCATCATCTTCTGGTGTTCGATTGATTGCTAATCTTGGTATATTACTACCTAAATTAGAACCATCATCTTGTCCGATTGCTTGCATAATTTGCTCATCAGACATTCCTTTTATATTTACTAAGTTATTATCAGACATTTGTCCTCCATTTAGTTGTTGTCTTATACCACATTTTTAATAAAATTACAATGATCATTTTGTCACATTATAAAGTATCTTAATTACTAAATAAAATACATAAAAACAAGACATTATAAATAATATATCATCTAACATATTCTAGTCTCCCCATTAATAACTTTAACATCTAAACCATCAGATTGTGCAAAATATTTCCACTCTGAAAAAAACTCATGGTCATTGTCAAGATACAATGTAGTTGGC